AAAATGAAAGGGGAGATAAGCATGTACGAACCTAGCGAAAAAACGATTGAAAATATTTCCGATTTAGTTAAAACTTTTAACCGACGAATTGGGCAAGCAAAAAGAAAAACGCCTATCCAGTATCAGCAGTATCTACCGCAGAAAATGACTGTTGCTAAATTTCTTGAAACGGTTGGAAGTTATAAAGATGTGCAAGCACAAGCAAGGGCATTGATGGCAAAAGATATAATTCCGCAGTTTGGGATAAGTGGAGCAAAGCCAACAAAATTACAAGTGGCACGTTACGAAAGCGCTAAAAATTTAGAAAATAAAAGATTAGCAGAAACTCAAGACATAGAACGTTATGACGAGGGAAAACCTACAGGAATTGAGCGAGTAAAAAAGAGAAGTAAAGCGTTTGAAATTAGAAAAAAAGCAGAGGAATTTACACCGTTGGAATTGGAAATCAGAATAAGACAGTTAGAAAGACGCCAAACGCAAGCATATAAAAAAGAGAAAGAAAGGCAATGGGTAGACAATTATAAAAAAGCAATCGAAATAAATTTTCCAACTTTTTCAAAAAAAATTTTACAAGAAGTAGAAAAAGTTCCAAAAAAGAACTTTATGATATGGGTACAACAAGAAGATTTTTTAGACATTGACTATGTATACGATAAAAGTGAGGAACAGGAAAAAGCAAGCAACTATTTAGAAAATTTACGCCGTAGAATTGCATATGAAAAAGAAAAAGGCAACCTCTAATCAACGAATTATCGTATGTGATTTTGAGACAACCACGGATGAATCTGATTGTCGTGTTTGGGCAGTTGGGTGTTATGATATAGTTAGCGGTGAATTTTGGTATTATAATAACCTTGATGATTTTATGCAGATGTGCGCTACGATATATTATAATGACAAACTGTACTTCCACAATGAAAAATTTGACGGCGATTTTATCATGAATTGGCTTTTTAGACACGGCTATGTGTGGGTTGAAGATAGAAAAAAATTGGATTCAAAAACCTTTACAACAACTATATCGGATAAAGGACAATTTTACTGCATGGAAATTTGTTTTTACCGTGATAATACATACACAAATAAAGTGGTGATTTATGATAGTTTGAAAATTCTCCCGATGAGCGTTCACGATATGGCGAAAGCGTTTGGTTTGAAAGAAAAGAAAGGAGAAATTGACTATAAAGCATATCGAGAAGTAGGGCATAAATTGACGGAAGAAGAAATTGATTATTTAAAAAATGACGTTGTTATTGTTGGTAAAAGCCTTGTCAAGATGTTTGAGCAAGGGCTTAAAAAAATGACAATCGGTGGAAACGCCATAAACGATTATAAGAAAAGAATTGGAAAAGATAACTTTTCGGAATGGTTTCCGCTTTTGGATGAGGAGACGGATTACTTTTGTAGGCAGTCCTACAAGGGTGGGTTTGTTTGGTCGAACCCTTTGCATAAAAACAAAATGATAGGTGAGGGGGATGTTTACGATGTAAATTCACTTTTTCCAAGCCGTATGCACTCGTCAAGTGGTTGTCGTTTTCCGTACGGAATTCCGCAGTTTTTCAAGGGGAAATATAAACCACATAAATTATATGATTTATACATACAACGTGTTGTGATACAGTTTGAATTAAAACCGAATCACGTTCCATGTATTCAAATTAAAAAGAATTTTCTTTTTTCACCAACGGAATATTTGACAAGTAGTAACGGTGAAGATGTGGAGTTGGTGCTTACACAAGTCGACCTTGAATTGATATTTGAACAATATAACGTTACTTACATTGAATACATTGATGGATACATGTTTAAGTCTGATATTGGAATGTTTGATAATTATATCGACTATTGGATGGGGATGAAAGAAGAAGCGACACGCACAGGGAACAAGGGCTTGCGTTCAATTGCTAAATTACTACTCAATAATTTATATGGAAAATTTGGCACGAATCCAAAGTTGCAAAGTAAAATACCCGTATATTTAGGTGGTAAAGTTGGCTTTATTTTGTCCGATATAATATATCGTGACCCCGTATATACGCCAGTAGCCACTTTTGTAACTGCCTACGCTCGTGCGTATACAATCCGTTCCGCACAAAAAGTAGGACTTGAACATTTGCTTTATTGCGACACGGATTCTATCCATTGTAAAAAAGGTGCGGACGTGTCAAGTCTAGAAATACACGACACAAAACTAGGTGCATGGGCGCATGAAAGCCACTTTGAAAAAGCAAAATTTTTGCGCTCGAAATGCTATCTTGAACAGATTGACGGTGAGTTATGTCCAACGGTCGCGGGTATGCCCGATTCTTGTTATGAAAATGTTACTTTTGAAAATTTCTGTCTAGGCTCGGAATTTAGTGGAAAGTTGCGTATGAAAAGGGTTGAGGGTGGTATTGTTTTGGTGGATACGCCTTTTACCATAAAGTTATAGCGTTCATAAATTGTTTACAATCATGTTCACACTTTATACATATTTATATGATATTGTATAAACAAGGGTTGAAAGGTGTGCGGACAATTCCAAATTGTCAAGGTGGCGAGCCTTTGGAGTTGTCGCACGGTGACACGTGGCGCACCTACCCGAAACAAAAAAGAAAGGAGCGAAAAATTTTGAGTGAATCCATGTATTATGATGTTAAGACCGTAAACCAATATAATTGTTTATTTAATTTCCTACACGGTGCTCGTGGAATCGGAAAAAGTTTTTCGCTCAAAAAACTGTTTGTAGAAAGTTTTCTTAAAGATGGTTCGCAATTTTATTATTTACGCAGATACAGAGAGGACTTGACAAAAAGTAGCAAAGGTTTTTTTGATTCATTGCAGGAGCAAGGACTTTTTGAAGATATAGTTTTTACCAAAGATGGCGGTAAAAACGGTGGTACTTTTTATGCGGACAAAGAACCTATTGGGTTTTATGGGGCATTAACAAAAGGCAAGGGCGTAGAATTGCCAAAAGTAAAATACATAAACTTTGACGAATATCTAATTGACAAAAGCGACCAATACCATGGATATTTGAGGGATGAGGTTACGCAGTTTTTGGAGTTTTACGAAAGTATCGCACGTATGAGGAATGTTATTGTATATTTTACAAGTAACAACACAGACGGCTATAGCCCATATTTTGATTATTTCAAATTGAAAAAACCAGTTAAGAAAAACGGCATATGGACACAAAATGATTTGCTTTACCAAGAAATCAAAACCAGCGCCGAATATGTAAATGCAAAGTACAATACGCGTTTTGGCAGTATTATAAAGGGAACACGATACGGCAAGTATGCCGTTGAAAATGAAAATTTGCACATCACTGATGATTTCTTGAAAAAGAAACCGCCAACGGCAAAATGCACTTTTAACTTGCAAATTGGAAAAAATATTTGCGGTGTTTACTTTGATTATTGCAAAGGTGAAGTTTTTTTCTCTTGTAATGGTAATAAAAATATGATAACATATACAGTAGTTAAAGCAGACCACACGCCAAACAATATTCTTGTTAGGGGTGGAAAATGTTATCATTTAGCAGAGTTAAAAAAGGCTTTTGCTTTCAATCAATTATTTTTTGATTCGCCAAAAGCCAAAAATTTATTTGAAAGAATTGAACATCTACTATAACATAGCAGATTTCAAATATAAATAAGAAAGGAGATATAAAAAATGGCAAATGAAAACAGTACCGAAAAAGCCTATGCAGAAGATGAACTTTTGAAAAAAGTCGGCGAAATCCTTACAAAAAAAGATGATGAGGGGTTCTTGACTGAAGTTGTGTCAGAAATCACCGATAAAATCCACGAATTAAGTGGAAAGATTGTCGATAGGGATGATGAAATTGCAGACCTCAAAGATGATATTGAAAGTTTACGCAATGCCAACATGGCACTCTTGCGCAAACAGGGCGCAAAAGTAGAAGAAAAAGAAGAAAGAAAAAGTGAATTTGTAACGGATGATGAAAAGGAAGAATCTGACGAAGAAATTCTTGAAAAATCTGTTGCGGATTATATCTAAAAAGAAAGGAGAAAGAAAAATGTCAACAACCAAAACAAAAACAGAAAGAGCCGTAAATATGGCAAATACTGTCCGTACACTTGCGGGGGATGAATTTGCAAATGCCGTACCAGTTGCGACACGCTCAAATATTTCCAGCTATGCAACACCTATTTTGGAAATTTCATCTCTGCGAAATATGTTCGTGAACACGCTTGTTCAGCGTATCGGCTTTGAATTTATCCACAACAAACGGTACAACAATCCACTTGCAAGATTTAAGAAAGGTAGCACACCACTTGGCGGTATCGTGGAGGAAATCGGAACTAATCCAGTAGAATCACAGGGATTTAGCTCAGACGGTTATATCAGAACACCCGACGGACAGGTATTGACTCCTCTTAATCGGCGAACACCCGATACAAAAGTCTTGTATCACACAATCAACCGTGAGGACCAATATCCTATATCAATCAGTCGACAGCAGTTGCAGACTGCTTTTGTATCGTGGGAAAAACTGGATGATTTTATTTCATCGGTAATGTCAGCGATGTATAGTGGAGATACGATTGACGAATTTATTTATACAAAAAATTTGATTGACGCGGGTGTGACAAAGGACATGCTCGTAACGCAGACAATCGCAAATCCGACAACGTCAAAGGATAATGCTGAAAAATTTGTGATTGCCGTCAACACCACATCGGCGAAAATGTGCTACCCATCAACCAAATACAACCGCTATATCGAACAGGAGGGTGCAGAGGGAAAAGCGTACAAAACATGGAGCGACAAAGACAGACAAGTCATTATCATGCGTGCGGACGTGTTGCAGTCAATCAATGTCACGGTTTTAGCACAGGCGTTTAACATGTCACAGGCAGATTTCAGAAACTCCGTAGTAGAAATTGACGAGTTTGACAACCCCGCAATTCTCGCTGTTGTATGTGATGAATCTCTTTTACAGATTTATGATAATCTTTTTGAGGTGTCAGAACAGCAGAACGCACAGGGACTTTTCTTTACTTACTTTTTGACGCATTTTGAAACGCTTTCGTTGTCTATGTTGTCAAATGCCGTTGTCTTTTTGGATGAATCTTTTGTGAAACATACCATCACGGCAACGGTAGAACCAGTAACAGAGGGTTACGGTTTGGAAGTGCAGAACACAGGATATAATGGTGAAACCGTTACATACAAAGTTACGGCAGTTGACCCAACCAAGGTTACAATTAGTTACACAGGTATTAGTGACGAACCGCCAAAAACCGTTGTAAACGGTGGACTGTATTCGTTCAAGATGGGAAATGCAGACGCTACGATTAAAATGGCAATTAGTAAATAATGTATCACATGAAACATTGAAAGGAGAAGAATTATGGCAGATTTTGAGCCGACAACTGATATAAAACTTCTAGCCGTTCCGCTTGCGAATGATGGTGAAAGTACCTTGACTTTTTCAAGTGAGTCGGCACAATCTGTCTACTTCTCATCAAAAGTAGTTGGAAGTTTTTCCAAGGGCGATTTTACATATCAACGAAAAGATAACACAATGCGTGTACCATGGAATGCAGAAAAGTTATTTAATGTGAATTACTGCATGTACAAAAATGCCAACTTTGGTGATAAGTGGTTTTACGCCTTTATCAATCGTGTTGAATATGTGGCACCGAACTGCACGAAATTGTATTTGCAAACTGATGTTTGGCAGACATGGCTTTTTGATATTACATACGGTCAATGCTTTGTAGAGCGTGAGCATGTAAATAGCGATAAAATCGGTGAATATACAATACCCGAGAGTGTTACACCTAGTGAGTGGAATTTACAAAAAATAGGGATTGACGAAAGCCCCTATCAAATTGGGGGTTATGTAGTTGGAACGCTTTATGATATTGATTCTACCGTTGGAAATCCGCAAAAGGTAGGCGGTCGAAAAGCCAACGGCGTATATTTTCCATGTGACGTGTTATTTTTTCCAAACACAGAGGTAGGCATAACGCAGTTACAAGCAAGGCTTGAAGTTATCAATGACGAGTTAAGCGGTGGCATTGTTTTTGTCGCCACTATTCCAAAACTTGCAAGCGACAAATTAACGACAACCGATAGCCGAGTGACAACAACGACATACAGTACATTTGATAACATAAGCGTACCAGTGGAACATACGAATGTGAGCGGCTATGTGCCGAAAAATAATAAATGTTACACTTACCCATATCATTATTTAGTATGTAGCAACTCAGCAAACGGCGGTTCGGAATTGCGTTTTGAAAATTTCAAAAACATTTCTGATATTACCTTTACGGCATACGCACACATTACTGAAAACAACTGTATACAGTTTGTTCCCGTCAATTATGAGGTTGGAACAAGCACTGGAGACAATCCCGATTTTGGTTTTAATTCGCAGACATACCCCGAATTACCATACACCACAAACCAAAACGCCTACTATCGTCAACAAGAAATGAATTTGCGCAACCAAAACATGAATCGAATTATGTCACAAACGCGTGGAGTTGTCGGAAGTATCACAACTGGTGGAGCGTCTTTGTTGGGAATGTCCATGCAAGGAGAGGGAACAGGTTCAGACATTTCAAGTTATGGCGTGTCACAGGTTAGTGGTATTGATTCACTTTATACAAACGTAAAAAGTGCAGAAATGGCGGAAAAAAACCTTGAAAAAATGCACCAAATGACCGCCCCGAATGTTAGTGGTATCGGTGGCTCTAGCGATATATCGGTAGTCAATGGAAATATCGCCCCTAGATTTTATATTAAAAACGCCAAGAAAGACCAAATAAAAGCAATCGACCAGTTTTTTAGTGCTTTTGGTTACCAAGTAAATCAGTTGAAAAAGCCAAACATTAAAGGGCGTCCAAATTGGAATTATGTAAGATGTTCACAGGCGAACGTATATGCAGACATT